GCCGAACGGTTCAAGAAAATTCTTGACCCCAAGGTTCTTGCAGGCGGCGATACGACACCAGAATTGGCGGCTGCACAGCAGCAGATACAGGCATTGTCGCAAGAACTTCACCAGTCATCTTCCATTCTTGAGCATATCCAAGACTCTGTGGCGCAGCAGGAAGTCCAGATTAAAGGCTTTGAGGCCGAGATTAGAGCCTATGACGCTGAAACCAAGCGCATTGCGGCGGTTCAGAATAGCATGACGCCGGAGCAAATTCAGGATATTGTCATGGGTACGATTGCAGGCGCGCTGGATACAGGCGACTTGATCGGCGGTTCACCTGAAATGCGCGAAGTACCGCAGATGGACGAACAGATGGCTGAAAGCCACATGATGCCCGACGGCCAGATGATGCCGGATAGCGAAATGCCCGAACAAGCCCCTGAAGGAATGATGTCATGAGCGCCGCTGATTTTGTAGGTACACTATTTCTTGCGCGCGATGTAACCCATTCGACGCATCTAAACACGCGCAGTTATGCAAAACACAAAGCACTGCAAAAATTTTATGAAAACATAATTGGTTTAGCAGACGATTTTGCAGAAGCATATCAAGGAAAATATGGTCTAATTGGCCCTATTACGCTTATGACAGCTAAAAAAACCAACAACATTATTGAGTTTCTTGAAGGTCAAGTAGACGAACTTCAGGAAATGAGGTATAAAGTTGTCGATAAGGATTGCACCCCCTTGCAAAACATTATCGACGGAATTTTTGGGTTGTATTATGCGACCTTGTACAAACTGAAATTTTTGGCTTAGGATAATATGTATGTCTGCTAATTTTACCGCTTTGAGTGCCACCGCGCAAGTTAAGATTGGTCTTGGCAAGCTGAAGGGTATCTTTGTGTCTTCAGGCACTAGCCCTACTATTGCTGTTTACGACTCCGCAACGGCGTCTACCGGCGATCCGCTTGTTATAGCAACTTTTACTGGGGCTACCCCCGGTAACTATGTGTTTACCGGCGACGCAGACGGCGTGGTATTTAGCAAGGGTTTGTATATCGTTCTTGGCGGCACAACACCTAAAGTTTCTGTTTTTTACGAATAATATCGTAATTAGCGCGCTATTTTTAATGTGTAAGGACATTCCATGTCAGTATTTCTTTCCCCTTTAGGCGGCGCCGGCGCGCAGTTTTTTGATAATAACGGCGTTATTCTGACGGGCGGCAAGATATATACCTACGCAGCAGGCACAACCACACCACAAACATCTTACACTAGTTCGTCAGGTGCTACGGCGCACGCAAACCCTATTGTTTTGGATAGCGCAGGACGCGTACCGGGCGGTGAGATTTGGCTGACTAACGGTCTGGTATATAAGTTTACCATCGAAACATCGGCATCCGTTTTACTTGGTACATACGACAATATATCAGGCATTAACGCGGTTAATGCCGAATTTGTAATTTATGATCCCCCCTTTACCGGCGCAGTTTCTACAAACGTCGAAGCTAAACTAGCACAAACACTTTCAGTAAAAGATTTTGGCGCGGTCGGCAACGGCGTGACAAACGACACCGCTGCATTTAACTTAGCTATTGCAGCGTGTTCTACAGGCCAAAGCATCTACGTTCCCGCAGGAAACTACATCGTAACGGTTGCAAGCCTTGTCTACGGCACAAAGGTTATATCTTTTAACTGTTCGCCCGGCGCGTTAATTAACGGCACGGCAGGGACTGAGGGCTTTATCACTGCTGGCGAGTATGGAAACACAGCTACTTATGGCCCGCACGCTCCTGCAAACGGCTTTATGTACAATAAGTATGTTGTTAACGATGCTTACCCTAGCGCGGGATCAGTTGCAGGCAAGGTAGACGGACTGGCTGTTGTTATGGTTGTAGGGGGCGCAACAGCCAAAGGCGGCCGCCACGGTATAGAGTCAACCCTGATCTTAAACCAAGCAACTTCCCCATCTAACTTTGACCGCAACTACGTTGGTGTGCAGGGTGTTGCAACGGCATATGTTAACGATAACGGCACTGCCCTTAGCCCTCAAGGCGCTGTTTTTGGTTTTAGCGCCCTTGGCGTATTGACTGATGGGGCCACGCACTACCTAAACGTGACTGGCGGAGAGGTTAACGTATCTGCTAAAACTGGAACAAGTGTATTTTATAAATGTGGTTTGCAAATTGCTGCAATGCCTGATGACATAGTAAAGGGTTCCGATTTTGACGCATCGCTTTCACTATCTAACCAACTTGGGGCTATTGGTTTTGATTATGGTGTAATGTTCAGCGCCGCTAACGGCGCGCACCCTGTTTCCACTACGGGAACGCTAATAGGCACCAAGGGTGCAGCTACGGTTGCAAACGGCATAGATTTTTCTTCGTACACTATTAGCGGGTCAAGTTTTAAAGCTACAAACATTGACATTAATAGCAATGGAATGGAAATAGGGCCGCTTTCTACGGCAACTACACCAGTTATAGATTTTCACTCTTCTGGCAACAATATAGACTATGATTCTAGAATTGTTGCTTCAAGTGGGACGGCAACTGTCGGCCAAGGATTTATAACTTTTATAGCAAAACTCTGTGTTCTTTCAACATTACGTATTACTCCATCAACAGTTGCAAATTTGATTACGGCAGTTGATGCCGGCGCTGGCGGTCGGGCTACTGTTACAGATGCAACGGCCACGTTAGCTGCTGGAATTGGCACTGTTGTAGTTGGCGGCGGTGCAAACATTGTCCCCGTATTCAGCAATGGCACAAATTGGATAATTGGATGAATAAATTTGAACTTTTTTTAGCCTGCTATAAATCTGGACAAGTCAGCGAACGTCAATGGACTGAGCATTTGAAAGATGTTGACTTTGCTGAGTGGATGAAAAATCATCCGCGTTAACTAAGATTGCCAGACTGCATCAAATGATGTAGTCTAGCCTACAACCGTACTGATGCGGCTCATCAGGAACTCTTTAAGGGTTAAACATGGACGATAATGTCTTTACCGAAGCGGATGCCTCCGCGCCAGAACTCGAAGCCACGGCAGCAATCGAGCCTGTAGAAAACACGACGCCGGAAGAGCAGTCTGCTGAACCTGAAGCAACTAAGACTTTTTCACAAGAAGACTTAGACGCCATCGTAGGCAAACGACTTGCAAGAGAGCAGCGTAAATGGGAACGCGAACAGGCTCAAAGAGCAGAGGAAGTGCGGGCGCGGCAGCAGCCGATCCACGACATAACCCCTGAACAATTTGAGACTTATGAGGATTACGCAGAGGTTTTGGCCGAGCGTAAAGCCGAAGAAATGCTGGTACGCCGTGAAAGGGACAGCCAGCAACGTGCAATGCTAGAGTCGTATCACGAACGTGAAGAAGCAGCGCGGGACAAGTATGATGACTTTGAACAAGTCGCGTACAACCCCAACCTTCCAATCACCGACGCGATGGCAATGGCAATACAAGCATCCGACGTTGGCCCCGACGTGATTTATCACTTAGGTATCAACACTAAAGATGCCCAGCGTATTTCGCGTTTAGACCCCATTTTGCAAGCTAGGGAAATTGGAATGATTGAGGCGCGGCTTTCAGCCGAACCTACGTTCAAAAAAACATCCAACGCCCCGGCACCGATTGCACCTGTCACAGCCCGCACCGCTGGTGCGCCAACATTTGATACGACAGACCCACGGTCAGTAAAGTCCATGAGTACGTCAGATTGGATTGAGGCAGAACGGCTACGGCAGATCAAGAAGTACGAGGCACAACGCAACCGATAAATTAGGATTATTTCCATGTCTAACTCGATTTTAACCATCGACATGATCACGCGTAAGGCGCTTGAGATTCTCGAAAACAACTTGGTTCTTACCCGTAACGTAAACCGTCAGTACGATGACAGCTTTGCTGTTGAAGGTGCTAAGATTGGTTCAACCCTGCGTATCCGTCTTCCAGACCGCGCACTTGTAACTGATGGCGCAGCCCTTCAGGTACAGGATGACAACGAGCAGTTTACAACTCTGACCGTTGCCAACCAGAAGCACATTGGCGTTAACTTCACGACTGCTGAATTGACCATGCAGCTTGACGATTTTGCTGATCGCGTTCTCAAGCCACGTATTTCGCAGCTTGCATCCAGCATCGACGCTGACGTTGCAAATGCGTTCTTGACCATCGGTAACACTGTCGGCACGCCCGGCACTACGCCATCGACTTCGGCTGTTCTTCTTGCTGCACAGCAGAAGCTCAACGAAAACGCTGCTGTAATGTCGCCACGTTATGCCACTGTCAACCCAGCCGCTAACGCTGGTTTGGTCGAAGGCATGAAGGGTCTTTTCAACCCAACCGACACTGTCAGCAAGCAGTTCAAAAACGGCATGATGGGT